CCTTTAACTTCTTTTACTAGTACTACTAGTGCTTTTGCTTTTGGATTGGTTAAGATTTATCCTTATGTAGCATTAGTGGCTGGTTCAGGTAGTACTACTTGTGGTTATACTCTATGGGCTTCTTTTGAAGACGTAGAGTTGATTAGTGCTGCTGTTCCTCAATCAGGACGATTGTATAGTTCTACAAATCGTCGTAAGAATGAAACTGATGATGAACAAGCTACTTCTGGTATGGGACCTATTTCTTCTGCTTTGATGAGAGTTAAGGGCGCTGCTGATGTTTTTTCGAGAGTTCCCTTGTTATCATCTTATGCTAGTATGACTTCTTGGTACTCTGAAATTCTAGCTGGCGCTGCTTCTGCTTTTGGTTGGGTTAAACCAGTTAATTTAGAACATTCAGGTAGAGTTACACAGAATTATTTACCTTATACTGCTAATGTAGATGGTCCTGATAATTCATTTCCTCTGTCTTTTACTTATAAGAACCAAGTTGGTAAGGCTCAAGGTTTTTCTGGTACTGATATAGATGAGATGGATTTTTCATTTTTGTGTTCTATACCTACTTATAATTTTACTGGAGCTTGGACTACTGCATTGACATCAGGAGCTGTTCTCCTTAATGTTCCTGTTCGTCCTTTAGGCCTTTTGGTCACTAGGACTGTTACAGCAGTTGGTATTACAGATATGGGTCCTTATCAATTCATTGCTAATTTATTTGAGCAGTGGAGAGGATCTATGATTTATAAGTTTAAGTTTGTTAAGACTGAGTTTCATTCAGGGAGATTAGCTGTTAGTTTTTCTCCTTGTGATAATACTACTAGTTCTGCTATAGTACCTAGTTTGGCTCAAACTTCTTTTTTACATCGCCAGATTATTGATATAAGAGAGTGTAATGAATTCACTTTTGTAGTTCCTTTCATTTCTCCTAGTCCATATAAGAAGTCTACTGATATTATTGGCACTTTCATGGTTCATGTTTTAGATCCATTAATAGCACCAGATACGGTTTCTCCTACAGTTAGTTTAATATTAGAACATTGTATGGGACCTGATGCTGAATTTGCTGTACCTAAGAAAAATAACATGCAATATGTTATGGGCATAGCTCCACAGTCTGGAGATCCTTTTTCTAATACTGAAACCAATGTTTGTGCTAATTACAGAGGTAATATTGGTAGTGCATTGATCCCTGGTGATCAGTGTTCCAATTCTCTTTTTTGTGTAGGTGAAAGAATTTCTTCTTTACGTACATTAATGAAGTTGCCTAATCCTGTTATTGCTAATTTTGTTCCTACAGCTTCTTTGTACTTTACAGTGGTGCCTTTTGTTTTACCTTTTAGGTTTTATAATACTGTTCCTGCTTATGTAGAACCAGCGTTTATACCAGATATGTATACCATGATTGCAAGTTTATATTTGTATGTTAGAGGAGGTGTTCGTCTTAAATATTTAGATAATACTTCTGTGACAGGGGCTGAACCTTTTGTAGCTTATTTAGGTACTAATTTACCTGGAGCGACTATAAGAGGTGATGGCTTTAATTTTGGTGCTGATGATGGTGAAGCTATTACTTCTACTTCCCGTAGAGGATTACCATCTTTCTATTGGAAAGCAGGTTATTCTGGTGAAGTTCAGATACCTGCGTATGGTCAATATCATAGTCGTTTGGTTTCTGATTGTTTAGCCAGTCCCTCTCCTAATGGATATAATAATGCTAATATGTCTACTGCTCCTCAAGTTTTTGTAGCACGTACTACTGTACCTTCTGTACCTACTCTTTGTGGATTGTTACGTTCTGCTTCTGATGATGCTAATTGTGGTGTCTTTTTAGCAGTACCTCCAGTTAGTGGCAGTGTTTTATAAATGAAAAGTGGGTTTTTCACATTACCCTATATTATAATGTGTCGTTTGATATATACGAAATATATCCCCTGATAAGAGGGTTTCTTATCAAAGAATCCTTTAGGTATTAACATTTATGGTTTAGTTAATACTGAATTCGAAGAACACCCATTGAAACAGTGTTTTAGAATGCTTCTGGTTTATCACCCCAGAGGACTCACCTTGCGTGGTGTAATTATTACATACGTAACCGATATGTCCGTCGTAGTTTGCGACTGTCCCGCACAAGGTGGGCATAAAGGTTTTTAACGTGTGTATAGCACCAGGACCCCGTAAATGGGTCTAATGCTGGTCACGGGAATGAGATAAGTCTGTTCCCCTGACAATTTTTCTCAACAAAAAAAAAA